ACGGATAATCTGTCCGAGAATGAAGGCGAAAACCTTGAGCGTCTTCCTAAGTCAGGCGAAGAAGTAGAGGTTGATATTAACCTTGATGCCCTTCAAGAAGCAGTCGAACACCTTCAAGGAGAACAAGAAATTGATTTAACGGAAGAAGAATTAATTGCCTTTATTGCTGAAGGAATCGGAGGCGACAGTGGACAAGCTCTCGCTGGAAGTGCGGCCGCGACTGCCGCTGATAGTAGCGCCATGGAAGATGAAGAAGGCGACGAAGAGGAAGAGAAGGATCCAGGTTCCTTTGCGGGAGAAGAAACTGGATTGGGCGAAGACCTCGATGTTTCTGATGAATTAATTGACGACATTGTGGAAAGACTGACCGTCGACATGGGCGCCAGTTTGAAAGGGTGGGCTGGACGCTCATCCGAAGATGTTAAATATGAATTAGAAAGAGCACTTGCACAGCGTCGTAGTACTGATATGCAAGATGATCTAGAGACTTTAAGAAAGGCTCAGGAAGAGTTGGTTTTTGAAAATAAGCAACTCAAAGAGACCCTTCAACAATACAAGCAAGCAACTGAAGAGATAAGAGAGAATGTACATCATGTAAATCTTTCTAATGCTCGCTTGCTTTACACGAACCGTGTTTTGAGAAATACCTCCCTAAATGAGCGGCAAAAAACAAAAATTGCCGACGCTATTTCGAAAGCTGGTTCCGTAACAGAAGCAAAGACAATATATCAAACGCTTGAAAGCGCAGTGGAGTCTACCCGAAAGAGTGGGCCACAATCACTGAGCGAAGCAATTGGTCGACGCACTACTTCTGTTATCCGTGCTTCCCGTAAGGAAAGCATTTCATCCGATCCCATTGCGGAGAGAATGAAACGACTAGCAGGTATTAAGTAAGATTAATACAAATACATATATTATAGGAGGTATTTTAAAATGGCTGGTATTATTGAACGATTGACCGAAGGTGTTATCAATCGTGACATGCGCGCCGAAGGTCACGCTTTGTTAACAAAGTGGGAGCGCACCGGACTCTTAGAGGGTTTGGGAACTGATCGTAAGAGGGAGTCTATGGCTCGGTTACTTGAGAACCAAGCGAAGGAACTCCTGCGTGAGAACTCGTCCATGGCCGCTGGTGATGTCGAAGGCTTTGCTGCCGTCGCATTCCCCATCGTCCGACGTGTTTTCGCAGGGTTGATTGCTAACGATCTCGTTAGTGTTCAGCCGATGAGTCTCCCCTCGGGTCTCATCTTCTTCCTGGATTTCGTGTTCTCACCTAATCTTGGAGACAACACAGACACCCAGCGTGATCGCTTTGGTAACATGGCTACGGCTTCCATCTATGGTGGTAACCGTGTCGGTGCCCAGATCACTGGTGGTTTGGACCTTGTGAGTTCGAGTGGCGATGGCTTCTCGGGTCCTCGCACGGTTGGTGCGCGTGGTTATTCCTACTCCTCACCGAGTGGGACTGTTAACGTCTCGGACACCGCTGCGTCTTCGTCTGTTAAGGATCAATTTGCTCTTAACAGTGCGTCGGCCGATCAGAAGAAGCTCATTCTTTGGGATCCCGATCTCTTAGCTCTGTCTTCTTCGAGCGGTTCGCGCTATAAGGTCGTCGTACTGGATCTCCAGCATGCGGCATTTACGGCTAGCCAAGCTGATTTCAACAACCTCGGAGCATTTGAACTTAGTCAATCTGCTCTCGTCGGTGGTTTGACTTCAGGTAGTTTGGCGCAGGTTCGTCGCTTGACGCACATTGTGCCGGCTGGTGCGAATCCGGCTAGCTATGCAGCGTCGTCTCTGACGGCAAATGCAAAGTGTGTTCGGACGGTGTTGGTGGCTCTCTCGGGAGCGACCACATGTACCATCGATAACAACTTGGCTGTCCAGGTGCCCATCGTTGATAACTTCAACGCTGGTGGTGCTATTGGTTCCGTTATCGGTGCTGCAACTTGGGGGCTGGAAGGCAATCCTGAAATCCCTGAGATCGACATCAAGGTCGATTCCATCGCAGTCACCGCGCAGACCAAGAAGCTCAAGGCTAAGTGGACTCCGGAGTTAGGACAAGATCTTAACGCCTACCACAACCTTGATGCTGAGGTCGAGTTGACTAGCATTCTCTCTGAGCAAGTTGCTCTTGAGATTGACCGCGAGATTCTTGCGGATCTGGTCAACGGTGCAACCGCTCAAACCTACTACTGGGCTCGTGCCCCGGGTCTCTTCGTGAACCGGGTAACTGGCGCTGAAATCGGTGCGGCTTCTGCTGCTCCCGACTTCACCGGTACGGTAAGTGAGTGGTATGAGACTCTCATTGAAACTATCAATGATGTCTCTGCACAGATCCATCGCAAGACATTGCGTGGTGGTGCTAACTTCATCGTCTGCGGACCTGAAGTTGCCAACATCCTTGAGTTCACGGCTGGTTTCCGTGCCTCTGTTACGGCAGATGATGAAACTGGTTCTGTGGGCGCCGTCAAGGTTGGATCTCTTTCCAAGAAGTTTGATGTCATTGTTGACCCATACTTCCTGCGAAACGTGGTCCTCGTTGGTCGTCGCGGATCCTCTTTCCTTGAAAGTGGATATGTGTACGCACCTTATGTGCCGCTGCAGACTACACCAACTATCTTTGGCCCTGAAGACTTCGTGCCCCGCAAGGGCGTGATGACTCGGTACGCCAAGAAGATGGTGCGTCCCGATATGTACGGTCTCGTTATCGTGCGTGGTCTCTTAGGTGAGGCAGGTGCTACTAGCTAAACCCTAGAAGCAAAATAAAAGTTAAGCCCTCGTCGAAAGACGGGGGCTTTCTTTATGGGAGGAGCTACTTAGGGGAGGAGGGAGAAATCCTTTCGTTAATTGACCTAATTAATATTCATAGAAGGAGAAATATATTATGGGAACTAAAAGAGTAGGTTGGGCACGAATTCGTAGCCTGATTAACGAAAATCAAAATGAACTATTCCATCTCAAGCAGGGTTATAAAGTGGTGACAGCGGATACGACTTTAACGGCTGCGGATAGTGGGAAAGTTATTTTAATGGGAACTAACGGTGTGGACATTACGTTGCCCGCTGCAACTGTTGGAATGAGTTTTACAGTCATTCAAACGGGAGATTACGCCACCGCTGCTTGTACTGTCATCGCAGGAACCGGAGACTTTATGGCCGGTGCTGTTGCTGGACCTAGTACCGCAGCAGCCAACTTGGCTGATGGCAGTAGCGACCTGACAGCTACATTCGGTAGTGCTACGCTAGCAGGCGACCAAATTACCCTGGTGTCAAATGGTACTTTGTGGTTTGTATCGGGTACTGCCGCTGCCGGTGGTGCTAACGGCATTGCATTTAGTTAGTAGTTAACAAGTTTTTGCTACAGTTTATATTGTCCCCCCTTCCCTTTTGGGTTGGGGGGATTTTTCTTTTTGAAGAAGAACAACTAATTACTATATTACACAGGAGTTCCCCATGGGAAAGAAAAGACGAGTATTAAGATATCCACAAAAGTTTGGAGCAAAACATAGTTATTTAGTAGCGCGCGAGGATATCCCTACTCCACCAATTGAAACAACGGCCGCAATACCAATTGAAACGGTGGCGCCGACTGAAGTGGAAACAGTTGTAACTGAAGAAACAACCGCTCCCCCTAAGCCAAAGAAGTCGACTACTTCTAAGACAAAGCCTACTAAGAAAACCACTAGTAGAACACGAAAGTCTTCGAAGACCACAACCAAAAAAACCAAATAATTGATATACAACTATTAACCTTTCTAAAGAACCCGGGTTATCGCCGGCATATTGTTAATGAGATCACTATTTAGGGTGAGGGGAGATTTCATTAATGCCAACTAAGCTAAATCCAATATCTGAAACAAGTGCTATTGTTTTAACTTCTACCGGAAGCACTTCACTAGTGGCCGCCGGATGTCCGTTTGGGATGTACACAGGATCCGCAGATTTTCTGAGCGGAGCCTCGCTCCAAGTAGCCTATACCTATAAGAAACTCGGTGGCGATGTTGTCGACATCGAGTTAACCCCGGCGAATGTATATGCTGCATATGAAGAAGCTGTTTTAGAATATTCTTATATCATTAATATTCATCAGTCCAAAAATAGTCTCTCTACCTTCTTGGGCAACCAGACGGGAACCTTTGATCACCTAGGTGACATGAAGACAGGACCCTCTGGCACCAATTTAGCGTATCCCCGCTTTACAATTGGGTATGCCCGTCGAGTAGGCGATGGTGCCGCGGCCGCTGCAGGTTTTGGTGGGACAGTGGCCCAATATTCGGCATCGTTTCAACCCGTCAGCAGCCAACAGGACTACAATTTACAAGCCATCATTCAAAGTGCCTCTGATTCCGGAACAGACGATGCGGGCAAAACGGTCGACTATGCCGGGAAAGTTAATAATAAGCGCATTATTGTGCAACAAGTTTTTTACAAGTCTCCTAGGGCAATGTGGCGCTTCTATGGGTACTATGGAGGGTTCGGTGTCGTAGGAAATTATTCCACCTATGGACAATATGCGGATGATTCTACTTTTGAGATTATTCCCACATGGCAAAACAAACTCCAAGCAAAAATGTATGAAGATTCGATTGTAACTCGGACCTCAAATTATGCTTATGAGATTATAAACGATAAACTAAGGCTCTTTCCAACACCCGATGCATGGGCTGATGGCTTTGCTGATCGGGTATGGGTCAAATTTATGGTAGACATTACGCCATGGGACCAAGGCACAACCAACGTGGGAGTTCAGGGAGTAAATAACTTGAATACAATGCCATTTGATAATGTTCCGTATGTGAACATTAATGCTATTGGAAAACAATGGATTAGAAAATATGCTTTAGCCTTGTGCAAAGAGATGCTGGGACAAATTCGAGGCAAGTTTACGACAATGCCCATCCCCGGCGAAAGCGTAACCTTGAATCACTCGGAATTATTGTCCCAGGCAAAAGAAGAACAAACAGCACTTAAAGATAAGCTTATGGAAATCTTAGATACTATCACATATGATGAATTAGCTAAGACTGATCAAGAACTAACGGACGCAGCAGCGAATGTGTTGAAAGTTTCGCCACTTCCAATTTTTGTAGGATAATAAACGATGGCCGATAATGAATGGGAAAGACCAAAGAATCCACCACCTCCACTTTTTCTAGGAAGAAAAGAGCGCAACCTTGTAAAGCAGGTTAATGATGAATTAATTGAAAAAGTTATTGGGCAACAGATCCTTTATTATCCTGTTGACCTCGGGGCTACTGATTTTCATGGAATGTATGGAGAAGCCATCGAAAAGACGTATTTACCTCCCATCCGGGTGTATGCTTTGGTTGAGTTTACCGATTATTCCACTCAATATATGGATGGCTTTGGGCTTGACAAGTCGTGGGAAATCTCAATTCATTTTCATCGACGTCGTTTAACAGAGGATCAAGACTTATATGTCCGTGAAGGCGATTTTGTACTCTATGGAGATTATTATTATGAAATTGTTAAGCTCTCGGAGCCGACTAAGCTTTTTGGACAAGTAGATCACAGTTTTGAAATTGCAGCTACCTGCAAGCGCGCCAGAAAGGGATTATTCGATGCTACCTGATAACTTTGATTTTGCGATGATTCCTACGGGAAGTAATGGTAAGGATGACTTCACCCTTAAAGAGGTAGGGATGCTGGCATCGACCATTGAGAGTATTGATTATTCTTTGGTGTCATGGATTAAGGAAGATTTGAAGTTGAGCGTTCGAACGAACGAAGGATTTACAGAAGTGCCGGTATTATGGCAAGCGCCCGAACGAGCGTACCAGATTAAGCACGACAAATCGCTAAGAGACGATGCGGGCGCATTAAAGTTGCCCTTGATTAGCGTAGAGCGTACTGGGATTGTTAAGGATCCAGCCCGAAAAGGAGGCTATCAAGCGAATTTGTATTCAGACAAGGGAAACGGCCGCACCGGTCGGATGGTAATCGCCAAGCGCATTGTTCAGGATAAGACGCGGAATTTTGCCGTGGCTTCCGGTACTCGGATGAATACAGCGGGAACTAAACAACGTTATTATCCGAGAGTAAACAAGAAAGTAGTTATCCAAACTCTATCAGTCCCCATCCCTGTGTATATAAATGCTGAATATAAAATTTCTCTGCGTGCAGAATACCAACAACAGATCAATACTCTCATGACTCCATTTATGGGGCGCACCGGACAGATTAATTCGTTCTTGTTGCGCCGCAACGGGCACCTTTATGAGGCTTTCATCGATCAAAGCTTTGCACACAATAATGTTGTAGCATCGCTGGGCGAAGAAATGAGGATGTTTACTACCGACATCACCATTCGAGTCCTAGGGTATTTAATGGGGGAAGGGGAAGACGATGATCGACCCATTGTAACGATGGAAGAAAATGCTGTAGAGATTACTTTTCCCCGAGAAGGCACTGCTGCTCCGGGTAATCCCAACTTCTTTGGAGAGATTTGGGACGGTAGCACCCCTCCAGATGGGGGCCCCCAGGGCAGTTCCTGAAGTAAAGCCCCATTTTTCTTTGGAGTTCAGGAGCTTTTTGGAATTAAAAATACTATTTAATTAATGATTGCAGTAGCATACTTTAGCAATTGTTTTAAAAGGAATCACAAGCATGTCAGTCAAGAATTTTAAATTTGTATCTCCGGGAGTATTTATCAACGAAATTGATAATTCTTTCATTCCCAAAAGCGCCGATGCAATCGGCCCTGTAGTAATTGGTCGAGCCCGCCGCGGCTTGGCGATGACTCCGGTGAAGGTACAGTCTTATTCCGAATTTGTTCAGATCTTCGGAGATACCGTCCCCGGTAATGGAGGTGGCGACATCTCTCGCGAC